CGTTTAAGGACAGAACATGACATTTCATTTGGTTGTCTTGAAGCCGTTCCAGAGCTTCAAGCGAGGGGATGTGATTACCGACAGTGCGACGGTGACGAAGATATTGGCCGGGCCGGAAGCAAGCTTCGTGGTCCGCGTCGCTTCGAAAGGAGCCTGAGCAATGCCGATTTACGCGCAAGGGGCTTTGAATACGACGGCGCTGATCGTGCCGGATTTGTATGTGCAAATCGTGCCGCCGCAAAGCCTGCTGCTGAACGGCGTACCGACGGATGTTCTCGGTATCGCCGGTAGCGCCAGCTGGGGACCAGTGGCAGAGCCGACGATCATCGGCTCGATGAGCGAATATGCCGCGTCCTTTGGCGCCGTGATGGCGCGCAAATATGATATGGGCACGCAGGTGGCAACCGCCGTGCAGCAAGGGGCGGCGAATTTCCGCTGTGTCCGCGTGACCGATGGCACTGACAGTGCGGCGATGCTTTCGCTGTTTGGCGCGGCAAACTTCACCGCTTTGTACACTGGTTCAACCGGCAATTTGCTGACACTAAATTTGGCCACCGGCTCTGCCGCCAATTCCTGGCGGCTGAGTGTTTCATTACCTGGGCTGAGCCCGGAAGTGTTCGATAATATCACCGGCACCGGCACGGTATTTTGGAATAATGTCGTGAACGCGGTCAATAATGGCAATGGTGTTCTGCGGGGTCCTTCAAACCTCGTGGTCGCGAGCCTGCTTTCGGCGAGTGCGACGCCGGTTGCGGGCAGCTATCCGTTTTCGGCGGGAACGCCTGGAACCGATGGCGCGAGCGGGATCACCGCCGCCAAACTCGTCGGCGCCGATACGCTGCCGCGCACCGGGATGTATGCGCTGCGTGGGCAGAGCTGCTCGCTCGCCCTGCTTGCCGATGCCGATGATGCGACGCAATGGAGCACGCAGGTTGCGTTTGGTTTGAGCGAGTCGGTCTATATGATCCTGACCGGACCGGCGGGGGACACGATTGCCAATGCGGTGGCGACGAAAGCATCGGCGGGGATTGATAGTTACGCCGCCAAGCTGATGTTTGGCGATTGGATTTATTGGTACGATCAGGCAAATGCGCTGACCAGGCTGGTCTCGCCGCAAGGGTTTACCGCCGGTCGTCTTGCGAATTTATCGCCCGAACAATCATCCCTGAACAAGCCGCTTTATGGGATCATCGGCACGCAAAAATCCGGCCAGCCTGGCGTTGGTACCGCGACGACGTACGCGACGGCGGATTTATCGGCCCTGCTGTCGGCCGGGATCGACGTGATCGCCAACCCGCAGCCGGGCGGCAATTATTGGGGCGTGCGCGGCGGGCATAATGCGTCATCCAACGCCGCGATCAATGGCGATAATTACACCAGGCTGACGAATTATATTGCCCGCACACTCTCAGCCGGCATGGGGGCCTATGTTGGACAGCTGGTGAATACCACTTTGTTCCTGAATATACGTGCAACTTTGCTCACCTTCCTGAACGGCTTGCTGGGGCAGGGGCTGCTTGGCAGTACCGACGGATCTCTGCCGTTCGCGGTGGTGTGCGACATCACCAACAACCCGCCCGGCCGGACGGGGCTGGGTTATGTGCAGGCGGATTGCCAGGTGCAATATCAGGCGATCAACGAGAAATTTATCGTCAATGTGCAAGGCGGGCAGACCGTGCAGGTCAGCCGGCAATCCGTCGCGGTAAACGGTTAAGGGAGAGCAGACATGCCGTATAATACGTTTTCTGTTGGCAATGACTGCCAGCTTGTGGTGATGGGGCCGTTCGGGCGGGTGGATTTGGCGCATGTCACCGGCTTTGAGGCGGCACAAGTGACTCAGGCCGTGCGGGTGGACCGGCTGGATGGCGTCCAGCTGGGCGCTGAGTTGCCGAAAGGTTGGCAGGGAATGTTCACGCTGGATCGCGGCTCATCGGCGGCGGATGATTTTATCGCCGCGATTGAGAAAGCGTATCTGGCCGGCCAGCCGATTGGCGCCGGGACATTATATCAGTATGTTAGTGAACCTGATGGCTCGACCTCGACCTATCAGTTCAGCGGGGCGGTGTTCAAATTGGCATCCGCCGGCGCGTACCGGGGAGATGCGCCGGTGGCGCAGCGTTTGCAGTTTTATGCTTCGAGCCGGGTGCGGGTGTGATGGAAAGAGTGATTACGGACAAAGCGGGGCGGCGGTTGACGTTGCGCAAGTTCGGGGTGCTGGAGACCTTGCGGCTGTTCAAGGCTCTGGGGCCGGAGCTATCATTAAATCGAGCCTATCTCGGCTACGCGAAGGTGGCGTCGTCTGTTTCAATGATTGATGATGTGCCGGTGCCTGCGCCGTTAAGCGAGGCAGATGTTGAAGCCGTTTTGGCGAGGCTGGGGGATGATGGTTTAGCCGCTGTAAGCGAAGCCATCAAACCACTTCCGCTCGAACAGATTGTGGCCACGGCGGGAAACTGAGCCGGCACCCAGCACTGAAAGATAGTTTGTATCTGGTCAAGTGCGGGGTGCCTTATGATCGGGCAGTCTCGATGGATGAGGACGAGCGAATGGCGCACGTGGTGGTGTTGGGCTCGCTTGAAGGCTTAAGTTTCGATTGGGCAAAGCTCAAATGGCGCGACTGATACCGAAAATGTTTCACTGTTTCCGTTTACGCGAAAATAATCGGCTGCTACTAAATAGATATGATGACTTGCGAAATGTTATCACGGCTTCGCGTAAAACAGCCCTGTCGGATACTTTGGTGGTTATTTCTCGTATCGTCCCCATTAGCTTTTTTCGTTTCTGGTTTCTTTGGTTGGCCTGACCAAGCAGATCGGTCTATCGCTTGCGCTAACTTTTATGCCTTATTTTATTATATTATCCTTATTTCTGTGTTTTTATATAAACTAGCTGCCCAAAAAAATCTTATTTTTTCAATTCCTATCGGTCTTTTTTCTTATGCTTGGCTGCTATACCATGGTATGTTCTCGGCCCTAATTGGATGTGGATTTGGCTGGTATATACATCCTGAGGCAGTATATGTGAAACAGCACTGCCACCCGATACCATTTAAGCAAGATGGAAAAACTTATTTGCTGGGGGTTTGCAATCTTCAGATTGATTCTGATGGCCAAAGCCAGTTCTCATATATCTACGATACGAGCGGAGATGCGGCGAAGGCCACCAATTTTCAAAATAAAACCGGGCGAAAAGATCGGATAGAATTCGTAAATGTGATAAGAAGTATATTTAACGACGATCCAAATGAGCAGTTTGAGTTTGCGAATTTTTTTACCACACATATTTATAGCAAATTTATTTCGTGGCCTTTGATGAGTCGGATGCAGCAGGCTTTACGCTCGAATACGGCATACCGCCGCTAAACTGCAAGAATCCCTATCGGAGTTTTCTGTATGCGGAGCCAGATCTAAAAAATGAATACGCCCTCTGTGCCAAACGACAGTGATATATTTTATACCTATCCGCGTATCCGAAAAACAATTAGCTCGATCTTACAAAGGCCATTGCGTTAAAATACCTGGTATTAAATGGATCAAAAATGGTCGCTCCAGTGGCAATGAATCCCGAAATAAACTTATATAAAAGCCTGAATGCCGACGGTAAAATAGATGAAGCGACCAAATTCGAAAATGTCGGAAGTTAATTTGTCGTTCCGGCTAATTATGATCCGTCTGAGGCGACGGCGTTTGCCAATTTGGTAAATAATGCCATTGATTTAGAGGGTTTTCTAGCCGGCAGTGTTGCGGGAATTGGTGTCGGAATTACCGCTATGACGGTGAATTTTTCCCTGGGCGGTAAACAGTATTTGCAACGCGGAAGCAAGTGGGGCGTACCTGACGGTGACACAGCCCCGGCGTTCAAGGATGCGGCGTCCTGGAATCTTGGGTTCGTAATGGAACAGATCAATATGCCAAACGTGTTTGCCGAGATCGGTGGTGGCTTGCTTAACGTAGGGGAGTTTTTAACGCATCCCTCCAATCACAAACGACCGACTGGTCCATTTGCCATGGACCCTGATGATGCGAAAGATTTCCGGGCGGGCGTTGAGGCGGCGCGGTTATACGATGATCATGAACTGGCATCAACGCATGAGAATGCGCTCGCCATCGGCGGAAGTGTTCATGCTTCTATTGCGCCGATTACGCATGCGCATGGCCGAGCGGGCGCCCCACGCACAACGGCCGATCGTGCGAACAACGATGACTCTTCGGCTTTAGACCGATTTTACCTAGAACAGGACCTGATGGCTGCGGCCGCGGCGCACGCGCCACCCCCTTTGTTTCACCAAATCGGCGAAGAAGTTTTCACACATACGAGGGTTGGTACAAAAGCGGATCGGCCTTTGCCGAACGCCGAGTTCCCGATTTTTGATTATCAATTTGAAAACTTTGATAAACTTGGTCAAAGCGTTGCGCCCCATGTTCGGCATGTTGACAGCGCCATGGCGGTACATCTCCCGGTTGGCCGCAAGCTCGCCGGCGCGGCGCAACACAGGCCACATATACGGGATGAGGAATTGCCAAGCATTGCGCCGATAATGTTACAAAAATACAAAATAGGATTGCATCAAAATTCAAGCGCAAGGCTCGATCACCGCGAGACACGTGGTGACACAGCGAAGTGGGAAGGCGCGTCGCGCGATGCCAATTACACATCGCCGCAAGCGCAGGTGAAGCGGGCACTGGAGGCGCTGTTAAACGCCCAGGCTCGTATGCCGCCATCGGGGCCGACCGCGTTTGACCCGTCGCTGACACCCGCATGGGCGGGGCTGAAACTCGCCTGAATGAGGATGCATGAGCAATATCTATCTGACACTGGGCGGCGTTGCGTTCCAGGATTTTGAAGTCCCGGAAAAAATCTCTTTCGGTGGCCGGCAGCGCGTGGCGGTGCATGAGCTGATCGGCGGTGGCCGGGTGGTTGACACGCTCGGCCGGCAGCCGGCGGAGATTTGGTTTTCCGGTATCGCGTCGGGCTCGGATGCCACGGCGCGAATTCAATCATTGGACACCGCTTGCGCCGCGGGTTCGGTGCTGCCGCTCGGCTGGGATGCGTTTTTTTATAATGTGGTCATTGCGGAGTTTACCGCTGACTATACGAAGCCCTATTGGATCCCGTTCGAGATTGGCTGCGTGGTGATTGCCGATGCGGCGATCTCGAACTTGGCCGTTCCCGCCGTGGCCGTGAATTTGATCAGTAGTGATTTGAGCAGCGCCGCGGTTTGGGCGAGCCAGGCCGGGCTTGGCGGATTTAGTTTTACCAGCGCCGGCGCGGTGTCGGCGCAAGCGGCGTGTGGCGCTGTGATTATCGCCGCCGGCGGCGGCGTGTTGAGTAGTGCCGCGGTGGTGAATAATCCATCGACCATATTTGCGGCGGTGGATGCCCTGAACGGCCTCGGCGCCGATGCCGCCACGTTGGCCGCGGCAACCTATGCCAGCGGCTATCTGGGGCGAGCGGTACAAATTATTTCTCTGGGTGCGTTGTGATGCAAGTGACAGTGATCGGCGGCAATCTCTTCCAGCTCGCGGCGGTTTATTTGGCGGACGCGACGCAATGGATACGAATCGCGCAAGTGAACGACCTTTCCGATCCAGTATTGATCGGGCTGGTTGAGCTGACAATCCCGCCGGTTGACCCAACTGCCGGAGGCGGGATTGCCAACTGAGCTGCCGGAAATTCGCCTGACGATTGGTGAAGTGCCGGTCTTTGGCGCCGTATCGGTCAAGCTGGAGCAGAAATCTTATTTCCGCGCCAGCCGATTCAGCGTGACGCTTGCGATGGGGGCGCCGCCCTTATGGCAGCTCGCCGACTATGCCGCGCTGAACCTGGAGACCGTGGCGATAGAGATCGCATCCTCGCCATTCGGGTTTGTAAATTTGATGATCGGGCAGATTGACAATGTCCGGATCGATTGCGCCGCGCAATGTGCCACCCTCAGTGGGCGTGATTTATCCGCCCGGATGATTGATACTGAAAACGCCGAGACCTTTGTGAACCATACCGCGAGCCAGATTGCCACCATTATCGCCGGCCGTCACGGATTGGGGGCGAATGTGGTTTCGACAAGCGCGATCGTCGGGCAATATTATGAGCTTGACCACGCACGCAGCGCCTTGCAGTTGCATTCGCGCGCCGGCAATGAATGGGATTTGCTGGTCTGGCTGGCTCAGAATGAGAATTATTATGTCTCGGTGACCGGAACCTCCTTGTATTTTGGGCCATTGCCGGTGTTGGAACCGGCGTTGATATCGCAGCAGGATTGCACTGAACTTTCGATTGACGTCGCACAAACCATCCCAAGTTCGGCGAAGGTGATGTCCTGGAACAGCCGCAACAAAATCGCCGTCACGCAATCGGCTGGTGACGGCACCATGACAACGACTTTGGTCAGGCCGAATTTGACGAGCGCGCAGGCGCTCGACATGGCGAATAACCATCTCGCAACGCTTGCGCGGCATGTGACGATACTTGAGGCGCGGTTGCCAGGCGAGCTTGATTTGCTGCCCGGATCGCCGATTTATCTGAGCGGCACGCAATCGCCGCTCGACCAGATTTATGTCATCGACGGTATCGTGCGTGAGTTGGATGTCGCGCATGGCTTCGTGGAGACGATCCGCGCTTATGCCACGAACTAAGGAAATATGTTTGGAACGTTTCTGGAATCTGGTGAAAGCCCGTGCCGGCGGCATGGATGGGCTTGCTGGCGTGGCACGGTTTGGTTTGGTATCCAGTTTTGATCCAAACAGCTACGCGGCGCGGGTGTTGATACAGCCTGAGAATATTTTATCCGGCTGGTTGCCGGTACTCTCACATTGGGTTGGCAATGGCTGGGGTTTCGCGGCACCCCTGGCGCCGGGCGACCAGGTGCTCGTGCTATCGCAGGAGGCGGACTCTGAACATGGCGTGATCATGGGAGCGGTCTGGTCGGCGGTGGACCGGCCTCTGCCAGCACCCAGCGGTGAGTTATGGTTGCAGCACCAAACGGGAAGTTTTGTGAAACTGCATAATGACGGGACGATTGCAATGCAGGCGAGCCAAGTGACCATTACCGGAAATCTCATCGTGAGCGGCGATATCTCGGATCAAAATCAAGCTCACGGCACGCTTGCCAATTTTCGCAGCGCGCATGATACGCACACGCACACAGATCCCCAGGGTGGGAACACCGGCACGCCGTCGGTGACGGTCTAATGCCCGATTTGGCATTGTTTTTCGGTGGCGATCTCGCGATTGGCCCGACCGGCGATCTTCTGCTTGCCAGTTCTACAAGCCTGACACAGCAGCGCGTTTTGCGCCGACTGCTGACCAACCAAGGCGATTATATCTGGCAGCTTGGCTACGGTGCCGGGCTCGCGCAATTTGTCGGCCAGCCCGGCGCGCCCGCGGTCATCGCCGGCATTGTACGGACGCAAATGTTGCAGGAAGCGTCGGTTGCCAACACGCCAGCACCGGTGGTCAACGCTGAGGCGGCGGTTGATGGAACCGTTAATCTTTCAGTGCGCTATGCCGATGCGCAAACCGGCAGCGCTGACGTTCTAAGCTTTTCCGTTTAGGAATTTTAATGCAGCTTTCATTGCAGAATTTCTCCACCCTGGTGGAGGGGATGGCAGCCTCTGTCCAGGGTGCTGCCAGCGCCTTGTTGGATCTGACCGTTGGCTCGGTCCTGCGCGCCATCCTGGAAGCCAACGCGTCGGTGGCATTATGGCTGCAATGGTTGATTGTGCAGGTGCTGGCGACAACGCGGCTTGCCACCAGCGTCGGTGCCGATTGCGATAGTTTCGGTGCTGATTTTGGCTTCACGCGCTTGCCCGCGGTCGCCGCGACCGGACAAGTCACGTTTGCACGTTTCACGCCGAGTGTGGCGGCGTTCATCCCGGTCGGCACAAATGTCTCGGTCGCGGGTAATGGCGCCAGCTTTGTGGTGATCGCCGATACCACGAATGCGGCCTACGCATCGGCGGCCGGCGGCTATAATCTGGCGGCGGGGGTGAGCAGCGTGAATGTCACGGTCGTTGCCAACGTTGCTGGCTCGGCCGCCAATGTTCAGGCGGGTGCCATATCGGTCATCACGACGGCTTTGCCGGGCATTGATACGGTGACCAACGCGACCGCCTTTACCGGTGGTATTGATCCGGAAAGTGATGCGGCATTTCGCGCCCGTTTTGGCAATTATCTAGGCAGTCTTTCGAAAGCGACGGACATCGCCATTGGCGCCGCGATCTCTGCGATCCAGCAAGGTCTGAGCTATACGATTGCGGAAAATATAAACCAGGCCGGTACGGCACAGCCGGGGCATTTTGTTGTCACGGTGGATGACGGCTCGGGCAATCCGCCTTCGAGCTTATTGAGCGCCGTACAACAGGCGGTGGACGCGGTGCGGCCTGTCGGTTCAAGTTTCGCGGTGCAGGGGCCGATCGTGACGCTCGCCAATATATCGCTGACGCTAACCACCGCCAGCGGTACGCCGCATAATGCCGCCGTCGCCGCCGTTGCTTCCGCGATTGAGACCTATATCGCCAGCCTTGGCATCGGTATGAGCCTGAATTACACAAGGCTGGCGCAGGAAGCTTACGCAGCCTCGGCGAATGTGACGAATGTCTCCAACATTCTGCTGCAAGGAACCAATGCTGATCTAGCGCCGCCTTTGTTCGGCGTGATCCGCGCCGGCACGGTGACGGTGGGCTGAGCATGACTGGCGATGTCAACGATATGCTGAGCCGAATCAAATCGGTTCTGCCGGCGCGCTGGTTTGGCGACACGACGCCGGTTCTAGATGCGCTGCTGAACGGTCTCGCCTGGGGCTGGAGCGGGTTATATGCCCAGCTTGGGTTTACAAAGACGCAGTCCCGCCTGGCGATAGCGACCGGCGTATTTCTCGACATTGCGTCGGTAGATTATTTCGGGCCGAGTCTGCCGCGGCGGACCGCCGAGTCTGACAATATGTTCAGCCAGCGGATACGGGCGAACCTGATCGCTCCGCGCGCGACAAGAGCCGGCGTCGCGCTGGCATTAATCAACGAAACTGGCCGCGCGCCAGTGATTTTTGAGCCTCTGAACGCAACCGACACAGGCGGTTATAATACCGGCTTTCTCGGCTACGGCGTATCCGGCGGCTATGGAAGTTTCTCGGTGCCGTTTCAGTTTTTCATCAAAGCCTATCGCCCGAACGCGAGCCCGGTTGCCAATGCGGGCGGCTATAATGAGGGGCCTGGCGGCTATGATGACGGGCCGATGTTTTACGCCAACCTCGCCGATGTTTCCGGCCCGGTGACCGATGCGGATATTTATGCCGCGGTGACGGCGGTACTACCGGCGGCCACCACCGCGTGGATGAACATTTCCAACTGACATCTGAATAAGGATCACGAATGGACCGCAATATTGTCTATCCCGGCAGTATCCCCCTGGATACGGATATACTCGGGGTCAACCGCAATGCGATGGTGGGAATTGCGGCTCTCACCGCGGCGACGCTCGGCGGCAGCGTGGTTGCCGATGGGCTCGCCTGCAGCCCGACCGCGCCGGCTTCGCTGACGGTCACTGTCGGTCCAGGCAGCATCACGCAATTATCGCCGCTTGATGCCAATGCCTATGGCTCGCTCGCCGCTGATCTGACCGATGAGATTGTCAAGACTGGAATTAATCTGCAGAGCACAAGCTTCACGCTGACCGCGCCCGCAACATCAGGGCAATCGGTAAATTATCTGATTGAGGCGGCATTTTCCGAAATTGATGCCTCGCCGGTCGTGCTGCCATACGTCAATGCCGCTAACCCGGCGCAGCCTTATTCGGGGCCGAGCAATTCCGGCACGGCGCAAAATACCCAGCGCACCCAGCGCGTGCAGTTGCAGTTAAAGCCAGGTGCCGCCGCTGCCGCCGGTGCGCAAACCACGCCGGCGGTCGATAGCGGCTGGGTCGGCCTGTATGTCATCACGGTGAATTACGGCCAGACGGCGATCACCGCATCCAACATTACAATTTCCCCCGGCGCACCGTTTTTGAATTACAAACTTCCCACCCTGCGGCCGGGTTTTTCCGCGATGCAGGTATTTACATCAAGCGGTACCTTCGCCGTGCCGAATGGTGTTAGCAGTGCCTATGTCACGGTGATCGGCGGTGGCGCCTCTGGCGGTTTTCACAGCACGATGCCAGGTGCCGGCGGCGGTGCCGGCGGTTCGGCCGAGGGCATCGTGACTGGCATTGCCGCCGGACAGGCGATTGCGGTGACCGTGGGTGCCGGCGGTGCGGCACCGTCCAGCCCCGCGAATGGCAATAATGGCGGCACGTCGAGCTTCGGAACTTTCATGTCGGCTACAGGCGGCGTTGGCGGTTCCGGCGGCACGGTCGCGCAATTTGCGATGGCCGGCGGCGCTGGCGGCATCGGTACCGGCGGGCAGATTAATCGTGGCGGCTCCTACGGGCTTGACGGGATCGTCGCCGCTTGCCGCGGCGGTGATGGCGGCGGCCCTGGCAATGGCCGCGCCTCCAGCGGGCCGGTCGCCGGCATCAGCGCCACCGGCTTTGGTGGCGGCGGCGGTGGCGGCGGCACGACGACGAGCGGCAGTCCGGTTGGCCAGCCGCCGGGTGCTGGTGCCGCCGGCATCGTCATCATCAAATATTGAGGAAAGACCATGAGCACTCCAGCCAATCATATCTGGCGGCCATCAAATGCGCGCTATGTTCAGATCGACGGCTTCGTCGCAACACCGCGCGGCCCGCAAGTGCCACCGGCCACAGCTTTGGCATGGCCCGCGAAAGATCCAGGTGACACGCTCGATTATGTGTTCGACATAACGCCGGCTCTCACCGCCAATCCGGGTGATGGCATTGCGACTCTCGATGTCACGATTTCGCCGAACAATCCGGGTGACCTCACACTGGCCTCTTCGAGTGCCGATGGTCCGCGCGCGGTGCTTTGGCTGAGCGGTGGCCAGCCGCTCACCACCTATACCGTGACTGTAAACATCACCAGCGCCGGGGGTCGGACGCTGGCGCGCAGCATCTCGCTGCCGGTGGTCACGCTCGCATCCGTCCCTGCACCTGCCTCGGCCCTTACAACGCCGGCCGGGCAACCTTTGACCGATCCGACCGGAACGCCACTCACCACTTTCTAAGGTACGCACATGCCCACGATTGGACAATTGCCACCGGCAAGCTCGGTGTCGGATACTGATGAGCTGCCGATTTTCCAGAACGGTCAGACGCTGGCGG